GCCGCCTGTGCATCGTTAGCTGCGTTCTCCACCTCACTGCCAAACGTCTTTCGCAACTCACGCGCCAGAGAAGGGAGCAAGTCCTGAGCAGTCACCTTCCCAAGCTCCAACATCTTGTCAAGCTCGCGGGTAGTAACCCCCATAGCTCTAGCAGCCATCTGGAACGCACCCGGCAACCTTTCACCAAGCTGTCCACGCAATTCCTCAGCCTGTACCTTGCCTTTAGAGATTACCTGCTCAATAGCACGGAACGCGCCAGCAGTATCATCAGCAGACAGTGAGAGAACCCTTGAAGCCTCAGAGACGGCAGTGAATATCTCACGCGCCTGCTCACCCTCTAAAGAAGTCCCTTTTGCTGCGGCAGAAAGTTTTGCAAACGCCTTAGCAGACGTTTCGATGTCAAGACCAAGCCTATTCGCTTCTTCCCTGACAAAGTTGAACTCCTTGCGACCCGCAGCAGCAGACCCCGTTGCAGCAGCGAAAGCCCTTTCAAGACCCTGCATGGCAATACCAGCCTGAGCAATCTCTTTAACCGCTAATGCAGATAAAGCACCAACAGCAGCAGCCTTAAACGCATTAAAGGAGCGTGACGTTGCTTTCAGCTTGCTTCGCGTACTCTTTTTATATCGGTTAAGGCGTTTGTCTGCCTTATCCAGAGCTTTAACCAACTTAACCTCATTGGCTGTAAGCTCTAACGATGCTGATGCTACCGGAGTTCCCATTACCCACCTGTGGCGGCTTTCATTGCCGCAATCTGATCTTTAATAGTGTCGGTGACTGACTTGAATAGACGCTTACGCTTAGGCAAGAAGTCTTTTTGCTTGATGCGCTTCTTATAATTGCCCGATGCATTGCAAATGGTGGCTTGCAGTGCTGCAAAACGCCTGTCTGAGTCAACGCCTGGTGGCTCTAAATCAAAATAAGCCAGCCACTCACCAAGCTCCCGCGCACCACCTATATCGCGCAACAACTCAGCTTTTGTCTTGCCTAAAGCTAGAGCCAACCGCATCACAAAAAGCGAATACGGCTGGCTTTCTAGTTTCCCGCTGCTTCCTCTATCTCATCAGATGCAAGACCTGACACACGGAGGCACTTCATATATAGAGCGGTAATGATTCGGAATTGCAATTTAGCCAACTCCTTAGCCTTCTTCTCGCGGTCTTTAGGCTTAACCAGTAGCTCACCATCCTCATTACAAAGATGAAGAACGATAGTGTGGGATGACTTCAGCACATCGAAATCTCCACCACTCATATCGCTATCAATAGACAACCACTGCGCCATAGTCTCACCGTCCATTTCACGGACAAAGACCGTACCCAATCCATCCACATCAATAGAATCAACACGCAGTGGATTCTCTTGTGCAAATTTCTCAATAGCCGAAAAATCAGTAACTTTAGACATTCTCTCTCCCCTTTATTTCTTAGTTAGTCCAAGTAGGCTGACCAGATACCTTGATGGAAACGCTGCCAGTAATCGGGCCATTCGGCTCGGTGTTCATGCTGAAAGACTCAACCACACCCACAAAGTCAACCTGTGTCGCAGGGCTGTTTGACCAGACAATGCGGTAGTTGAAGTTATTGGCATTGCTGATGTCAGAAACGCGATCACGCAAAGACTGTTGATTGGCATTTGAACCAACCCAGTTGAACTCAATCGAAACAGAACCACCGTCACGCATACCGGATATAAACTCTTTGAATCCACCTGTGGTATCCAGAGAAGAGACATCAATTAGCTCGCCTGATAACTCAGGGCCGCTGATACTCAGAACCTCTGCCACCTTAGTGAATGCCTCCGGACTTCCTGCATCACCGAGCTGAAACTCAGTGCCCACACCTGCTGTTGCTGCTGTCATGTTTTTTTCCTCACAAAAAAGCCCGCATGACAGCGGGCATAAAAAAACCCGCTCAAAGGCGGGTTAAACTGAATTCTTAATTGCGTTATTCGTGATAGGTAAAGACGAAACTCATGCTGACTCGTCTTGTTTGCTCATCACCGTCAAACTCTGAAAGGTCATTCTCAGCATCCAATCTGCCAAACTTGACCGGGACTGCGCCTAAGTCGGTATTAACAACCTCCAAAACCGCCCGGACTTTATCTGCTAAGTCCTTAACAACCACGGGGCTACCACCCCATGCATCTACCTGCACCCTTACATCCGTGAGCGTGTCCGAACCGTCCAGAAATGACCTGCGAGAAGTGCTTATTCGCTGATATGTCAATGCGGGGAGCGAGCCACCTTGAGGCATACGCTCAAAATAAACGCGATCAGACACAACACCGCTCACAGCGGCATCAGCCTTTAGCGCGGCAACTATTCCAAATTCAACTCTCATCCGTATCGCGCCTTTGCTTCTTTCCGTAACTTCTTCAACCGGGACTCTGTGCGCTTCGCCAATGTCTCTTTAAAGACGCTGACCGACTTACGCCATGTCTGGTCAAAGGCTGGCTGCAAAAACGGTCGTGCCCCAACTTGCTTATTCCCCGCCCTAAAACCGAACTCAACAAGGTGTCCGTGACGAATACCCTGCTTTATTCGCTTGCTATCTATGCCCTTGCCGTAATGAGTCATGTATTGAGCAATGGCTTTACTATCTGTTCGCACGGGAAGAATCCACACACGGGAAACCATGCCGCCCCGCCTTCCCTTCCGATTCGCTTTGATTTTTATGGATTCAGCAAGCGCACCGGATGTCTTTACAGCGTGTCTTTTTGCTGCTGCCGCCATTGGTTTAGCTGCTGCCCTAAGTGCAGATGTGACTGACTTCCTTTGCCAATCCAGCGGCAATTGATGAAGCACATACTGATAACCGCTAAAGTCAAAATTGTGCTTTTCGCTGTATCGGTACTCCATCAGCCATGCTCTACACACATAAGCTCAATCATCCGATGACGTTCCTGCACATCCACAACACTCTTAATGTCAAAGGTGCGCCCGTCATACTGCACCCTATGCTTGGGCGAGACGTTCTCAACCGATGCAAGGCAACGAATGGTGATTTTATAAGTGGTCTGCGTTTCTATCTGACCCGAACCATCACGCTCAACACCCCGCAAAGGTGTCACAGTGGCAGGAACAGAGGTGGCGTAATTAGACCAGCCCGAAACAACACCACCCAAAGCATCCACCGTCTCGGAATTGCTTTGCAGGTCAATCCGATGCTTCAATAAACCCGCTCTCATAGCACTTCCTGAATGTTCGCCCTCGGATAACAGGTCAATGCCGTTTCCCGTGAGCAGTTAATTATTGGAGTCGGACAGTTCGCCCGCTCAAAGTTGGCAACCCATGTCTCATAGTTGCTCTTTTTGTTCATGTCGCCCGGATGATCCCCGAACCAATGACGCTTGTCCTTCATGCTCATATCAAAGCCTAAAAGGGCTATTTTTGCCGCGTTCCAGAGCGAGGCTAGGTGTACCCCTGCGAATCCTGAGTTCGCGCCAAATTGAAGCCGTTTTGACCCCATATCGACCCCATGCTGACCCTCTACGAGCCACAAAGGGAGGTCAGGCAGTGGTCTATTGCCGTGAGTCTGCGAAACCTTCATACATTGGACGCTTTTTACCGCTTCCCAATGGTTTTTCCACCATGAGTAGTCCGATGCATACAGAATATCCACATCGACCATGCGATAAGCGTCATTAATACCAATCAGAACCGCATCCGATGCCCTCGCATAATCGCAGTCATCTTTGGTTAAACTCGCGCCACCACCGATAACAACGGCAGTCCGACCCCTTAAATCAGGGGTAAACGGTAAAGGTCGAGCAGACACTGAGCGTTAAAAGGCACATCGGAAACAATCGTGCCTGTAATCTCGTTCTCCCTGTTCTCATACAGAGAGCCGATGATTAAAAGTAAAGCCTGTTTGATAGAAGTCGGCACAGTGTCAGGGCTATCACCCGTTGCACCGTAACCCGCTTCATAAGTAATAGTGACTGCATTGGTAACTGCACGGGTATCAGGCCATGACTCGTTATAAGCTGGCTTTAGTCGTGCTGTAGCTGTACCAATCAGGTCAGACTGATAAGAGGCAACCGCTTGTGTGTCGCCATCTGTATCAACGTATTCAATAGATGTAACCGACTGCACCGGACAGCGGGGCAGGTCAATCACAGAAGGGAAAGAGTCAAGCGTATAGACGCAAGTCTGAGTGGATATAGCTCTTTTGGTATACCCCTCAGCATATTCCCGTGCTGCACTGATGAGACTTGAGATATACGCATCGTCCTCAGTGTCACCTGTCGGAATACGCAGATGCGCCTTAGCCTCAGCAAGAGACAAAGCCTCTGCCGCTGTTGTTGTTTCTATTCCCATATAAACCTCAAAACAAAGGGGAGAGGCAAACGCCCCTCCCCCAAGTTCATGCCGATTAGCTTGCTGCCAGAGTCAGAGACTTGTGAGCAGAAGTAATAGCCGCGCCTGCATCTACACGACGGTAGGCACGGAAGCCAACCTGACCGCTGTCTGCATAACGCTCATCAAGACGCTGAATCACCATGTTGGTGCGGTCTGCAATGATGTACTTAGACAGGTCACCAAAGTAGCCCACGACTTCTTCAGGAGAGTTCGCAGGATCACCCATGTGGTCAGAGTTGATGTAAGGACGACCCAAGATGGTGTCAGGTGTTCCAGCAGTCAGACCCGGCTGCCAAATCTTGTCGCCATTGCTGTTCTTAATCTTAGAGATAACCCGCAGACCAGCATCACCAAATGCCCAGACTGCATTCCTGCGGTCAGCAGCACCAACACCCCAGAACAAATCTTCCAGCGCATCTTCAGTGATAGCAGTTTCAGCAGTGCCAACATCACCAGCCAGAGTCAAAAGACCGTTAGGCTGACCAGAGCCAGTACCGTTCAAGAAAGCATTTTCTTCAGCAATGCCGAATGCTTCTGCAAAGTTCTCGGTCAGGTATGCGAACAGATCGAAATCTGAATCATTAACCAGTTCCTCAGAAACCTTCACAATCTTGGCAAGTTTGTGCGCACCAAGTGTCAAGCGACCGAATGCAGGATCAGACTCAGGGTAAGAGGCTTCCTCAGCAGTCCACGATGCAGCACCGCGAGTAGCTTCGTAAGGAATGTTGCGGTCACCACCAGTGGTGATAACAGTCGCATACTGACGGAATGGATTGTAGTTAACCATTTCACGTTCAACAGAAGTCTGGAACTCCTCGTGAGTGACAAAGCCACCTTCTGAGTTAGTGCCAACCTGCAAAGCGTTCAAGAACTCACCAGCAACAGCACCTTTAGGCTTACGCAGGTACTCGTTAAACGCTGCTTTGTATTCAGCAGTAGCGCGAGGCTTAACAGCTTCAGAACCAGCAACAGGCTGACGAGGGGCAACACCAGCGCTCTCTGCTTTCAGAGACTCAAGGTGTACAAGACGGTCAGCAGAGGCTTTTAATTCGCCCTGTTTAACGTCCATAGCGTCATACTGTGCTTGTACGTCAGCAGAGAATCCTTCGGGGTGTTTCTCACTGAGTTCGGTCATCTGGTTAATAACCTGACCGCGCTC